AAAAGATTGGTGTGTCTGTTGGCATGATCAGATCGCTCCAGAGCCAATGAAACCTTGCGCGAAGCCTGGGATGCCAAACTGCGACAACAAGCCTTCAGTGAATGGAATGTATTCTTGAAACATGACTGACAGCTCGACAGCGATCAGTCGACCACCAGCGAGCCAGTTCTTGTGTGTCTCTTGCAGCTCAGTGATGACGAACAACGACAACCCAGGGCCCATTGGCTTGCCACCAATGATCAGTGGCGCAGCCAGCGCGTTCTCATGGAACAGATGCCACTGCGCCAAGAGTGGCAGTGGGTCGCCACACCAGCTCGCGTTCAAGCTGACTTTCATCTCGATCTTCAGCAGATCGTTGCCAGCCCATTCGAGCAGTGGCTTGCGCAGGTGCACCATGTGCGTGCTGTAGCGTCCAGTGTAGTGGCGATTGACGTCTTCGAACGTCATGATGCGCCCTTGCAGTCGACCAAAGATGATTGCGCCAAAGAGTCCTTCAACCATGTCGTTGCTCCAGTTGTGTCACGCGTGTTTCGAGCGCTTCAATGCGCGCCAGCAGCTCAGCTTCGCGCGTGCTCGCTTGGTGAAAGCCACGACTGTCTTGATGCACAAGCGTCGTGGTCATGCCACCAACGTGCGTGATGTTGCCAGTGATCTTCACCAAGCCAGTCAGCTCGATGTTGGTCGCTTCCAGTTTGATCGTCTGCTGCTTGATCGTGACTGTGCCAGATGGACTTTCGACGTTGACGTTGCCAGTCGCTGACTTGATCAGCATATCGCCATCACCAACGATCGAGACTTTGCCACCATCAGTGGTCGAGATGTCGATGTCTTTCTTGACTGTGGTCTTCACGCCACCTTTGAAGTCTTGCGTCAAGAACACGTCAGCGTCTTCGTTGGCGTCGCGCTTCTCGATGTGACCACCTTCCCATTCAGTGTAGTCGACCAGTGGGTCAGTCACTGGTGGTGGGTCTTTGCTCGTGTAGAGCGAGCCAATGACCATGTAGTTGCTTGTCCCGTTTGGCAGCTTGACCATTAGCACGTTGTCGCCAAGTCGTGGCATGGCGAAACTCTTCTTGGCTTTCGACGCGATCTGCATCACTGGCACTGGCTTGGTGATCAGTGGGTTGCCACTGTGGTCGACGCGATCTGCCATGATCACGCGCACGTTGGCGCCCTTCTCAGTGGCTTCGATCTTGGACACCTTGCCAACACACACAGCGACGCCAAAGCGATTGTCCCAGCCTTTGGTGTAGTCAGTGTCTGACAAGATATTCTTCATAGGTTCTTCAAGCAGCGCCTGATCGTCAGCTCTGTCTTGTATTCTGGCGCAACTTCGTGGTGCGCAGATTCGACGAACCACTTGCCATCGTATTGACCAACACCAACCAGCATCAGCGTCATGCCAGAAGCGAGCAGTGGATTGCCAATCGACATCTCGATCTTGCCAACATACTTGTGCTTGTTCTTGTTGCGCACGATCGACTTCGCCATGTTGACGTCGTCAGCGTTCCAGTTCTCATTGCTCCCGGGCGTCACTGGCACTTCGCGCAGCGATGGGTCGCCAATGCTGTCGCCGCTGTCGCTGTCGCCATCATGGTCTTGGCTGGTGTTCTGATCATTCTCGTCGTCTTCGTCTTCGTCTTCATCGTCAGCTTCGCCTTCTTCAGTGTCGCCAGTGCCAACGTTGACGTGCTTGACTTTCGCTTTCTTGGTCGTGTCCACGACTGTGGTTGTGAACGTGCCACCAGCCATGCGATACGCAGCCAGACCAGTCATCGCTGCTGTGTTGCCATAAAGCAGCGCGAACTTTGGCGCTTGATCTTCGAGCTGCTGCTCGTCGAACACAGTGACGGTGTTGCGATGCACTTTGATCGCCAGCTTCGCGTTCTCTGCACGCTTCATGATGTAAGCGAGCGCGCTCTCGTCGTGCTGCTCAGTGCGCAGATACTGCGGGTTGTTGGTCGCTTTATAGTCAAGCTTCATCTTGTTCTCGTCTTCGACGATCTGCTTCATGACGTCTTTGAGCGTCGAGCCTTCCCAACCACGCGACTCAATGCTCGACTTCAAGCGCACGTTGGTTGGAATCGAATTGCCTTTGACGGTCACAGTGTGGTCTGGCAAAGAGAACTCGATCGAGTCAATCCAGAAGCGACCACAATCAAGCTTCACTGCTGTTGCGAATGGCGCGAACCAGCGCTCTGCGCTGATGCCAATGTCGAGAAAAGCGCCCTTCTTTGGCATCCAGTCGTTGATGAAGCGCTTGTCGCGATCAGCCAGCTTCAGCTCAAGATCGTCAGCTTTCTTGCCGTCGCAGTTGTCTTCGACAGTCATGCTCACGAAGTATGGCTCAAGCTTCGAGTAGTAGTCTGTGCCGTCCATCATGATCACTGGTCGCGCAGCTCTGGCTTGAATGATCATAGCGTGATGATGCGCTTCTCTTCTGGTGGCGCTTCTGCCAAGCGCAACACGCCACCATGCAACTTGTGCTTGATGAAGTTCATCAGCTTTCGCTGACCAGCTGGCTCGATTGGAGCAACACGCTGAACTGGCTTGGTCTTGCCATGCTCGCGCGTGAAGACGACCACGAGCACACCAACCACTTCAGCTTGGAGCTGCGTCGACTCGATCACTGGTGATGGCTCTGGCATGTTACGGGATGAAGGTTGCTGACGTCCACGGGACAAGTGGCACTTCAGTCGCGACTGCCACGTCTGGCACGATCACAGCGATGCCAGCTGGAAAGTTGCTGATCTCGCGCAGCGCGTGGTTCGCTTCGATCAGTCGAAACATCAGATGCTCATTGCCACGCTTGCGACCATACGCGCGAATGGCGAGCGTGTCCCACCAGTCGCCTTGCGTCGAGATGATGATGCGCACTGGCTTTGGTTGACCCAACGCAATCCACGTCGCGTCGCGAACGAATGCGACTTGTGGTGGTGTGCCAAAGATTGGTGGTGGTGGGTCGATCGTCGCTTTGTTATCCATAGCCGCCCTCATAGCTCAGACGTCGCTCGTGTGTCTGTGCTCTTTTGAACTTGTCGACGAAGTCGCGAGCCAGCGATCGCAGTCGCGTGTCGAGCGCGCTCTGCTCAGTTTCGCTGGCGTTGCCGTGAATCGTGATGACTGGATTGAAGTGAACCGCTGTGCCACCAAGACCACCAGCACCACCAGCTTTGCTGAGTGGCACGACTGCTTCAGGTCCTGCTTCGCCAAACAGACCAAGCGTTGGTCTGGTGAAGATGCCACCAGCTGCATGGCGCGCGATCAGTGGTGGTGCGCCACCAGCTGCTGCTTTTTTTGATTCTTCATAAGCAGCGATATGTGGTGCGTGACCACCCATGAAGCCAAAGTATTCGCCACCAATGTTCTCTTTGTAGCCTTGAATCTCGTTGACCATGCCTTGGTCAGTCATGCCACGCAGCACGTTGCGCGTCTGCATCTCAGAGATCATGCCAGCCACTTGTTGCGATCGCGCGTCTGTCAGACCTTTCGCCATGACTCTGCTTGTCTCGCCACGATTCCACGGGCCGTAGAAGCCACCTTTGATCATCGCTGCGACGCTGCTCTGATGTTGTTCAACAGCGCGATTGGTCAGCGCTTCGAGCACATTCTTTTGACCTTCAGCTGTGTCTGATTCGTTCGCCAGTGTTGCAGAGATCAGATTGCGATTCTCTGGTCGCATCATGTCAGCGACGATGGCTGCGCGCTCTGCTGTCACTTTCGCCATTGCTTCTGGTGGCAGCACCACTTTTGGCGCAGCAGCACCACCACCAGCTGCGACGCCAGCTGCTGCTGCGCTGCCACTGACTGCTTGACCAGTGCTCACTGTCTCGCCATACGCTGTCGCAGCGTCTTTGCCTTCGCTGAACATCTTCTTGATGCCAGACCAGCTGAAGCCCTTCATCCACGTCCAGATCGACTTGATGTCTTCGAACACTCGCAAGAAGTAATCTTTGAACGCTTTGCCAACTTCTTTCGCGATCGCGATCAGTGACGTCTTCCACCAGCCCATCAGATCGACCATGTCGTGCCAGACTTTTGACCACGCCTCGCCAACACCGGTGAAGTCGCCAGTGAACAGCGCGACCACTGTTGCCCACAGCGCTTTGATGAAGTCGAAGCCAGTCTGGAACGACAGCTTGAAGCCTTCGATCAAGTGCTCGATCACAGCTGTCGTGGCTGGAAACATCTCTTTGAGCGTGTCCCAGTTGTAGATGACCACAGCGACAGCTGCAGCCAGCGCGACGACAGCAGCGACGATCAGACCAACTGTGCTCGTCATCAGAATGAGAATTGGCAGAATGCTGCTGATCACGCTCAGTCCAACGAACAGACCCACCAGAATGCCAACTGTGATCGCAAGCCCCTTGAAGTGTTTCTCGCACCACGTCAACACGTCTTTGATCTGCTGGAAGCGCTCAGACTTTTGGAACTCATGCCACCACGGAATCAGCTGCGTGCGCACCACGTTGCCAAGCTTTGTGACCAGCTTCAACAGCAGCTTC